TCGTAACAATCAAGGCTTGAATGGTCGATTGCATAATGTTCTGGTAACTGACATTGAGTCCGTAAAAACGCCAAAACTTGCTCTTTAGTCCATGTTTCTATCGGTTGAATGTAAGTCACACCATTGACTACCGACCCATGCCGAGCCGTGGATTTATGGCTTTCATCTAGCCTTTGCCCACGAATCAAATGCGTAATCCCACGTTTTGCAATCGCCTCTGTCAGAGGTTGGCCTACGTTTGCCCAACAGCAATTCAAATAACTTTGTACTCGTACTGGCTTATCGCCTGCAAACACCATACCTTCAAGGCTATGGTCAACCGGCACAACATCACTTGGATAGCCGTAAAACTTAATCTGCTGCTCTTGGTCTGACTTAACTTCAATAAACTCAACCGCCTCTGCTTTAACCTGTTTGATAATCTCCATCGTTTCAGGGTAAGACTTGCCAGTATTTGCCCAAAAAACGATGGGTTTCTTTTCACGGTACAAATACCAACACGCTAAAGAATCCTTCCCGCCTGAAAAAGCTAAACCTAACATTAGAAATACACTGCCGCCATACCTGCCAATGAGGTAATTCCTTGCATCCCTGCATTAGCACCCGCTTGCTGAATACCGTACCTTGACATATCAGCCTGCCCTTGCGCTTGCGCTCCCGCAAAGGTCGGCGCTGGTGCAACTGACGTACCCTGATAGCCTTGAAATTGTGGCAACTGAATTTGCGATCCGCCCATTAACCCGATGACTTCGTTAATTGGTTGCGCCCGTAATGCCAAGTCCTGCGCCAACTGTTGTTGCTGTGCCGTGTTTTGAAACTGAGCCTTATTAAGCCCTTGGCTAAATTGTGTGCCTTGGGTCTGCATCCCTTGACCAAAGTTTTGACCAACAGCGGAGTTATACAACCCTGCGTTTGCTAACGCTTGGTTATACCCTTGCTGATTAGCAGTCAAATCTAAGTTAATGCCTTGAAGTGCCGCTTGGTTGTACAAATCGTTGACTTGTTGCGAACGATTGCGAAACGCTGCATCGTAGGCCGCTGTGCCTGGTGCTAAACCTTGGTTTGCTAATGCTTGTTTAAAAGATGTATCACCCGCTTCAATCGTTGGGTTTAAACGTTGCAAAATTAATTGCTGTGCTGTTGTCCCCGCATTGATGGGCATTTTTGCAATGTTGCTCGTATCAATGCCCGTCTGAGCGTTGAAATTTTCCGACAAAGGCACAGCGCCGTAACCACCAAAATTATGCTCAATCGCCGTTGTAGTCGGTACAAATGGTCTTTCAAGCGCAGCCCTTGCATTAGCAATGCCCGTTTCGCCTAAGTTAGCCAGTGCGGTCTGAACACGTTGCTGTGAGTCTAAAGTCTGCTGCGCTTGTGGCGTTAAGGTTTGGGTAACTGTAGGCTGACCACCGCCCGTCATGTATGCTTCACGGCTTGGCGCTGCACCGCGCTTTGCAATTTCGGCATCATAGCCAGCTTGGTCAAAATAACTTGCGCCCGTTGTTGTGTCGCCTTCTGGATTGCCTTGGCGCATGAACCGACTGCGGTCAACGTTGCCACCAGCGTTGTAATTTGCAGTCGCTGCATCAAACCCCGCCTGGTTAAATGTCGGGCTTGAATAAGTTACCGTCTGATTCCCGAACGGGGTAATCATGTTCGGGTTTGACATAACATTCGACTGTCTAGCAGCTTCAAGGTTGTCTTTTCCCTGCTGCTTGGCTGCGCCGACATAATCCGGTGTTGGTGGTGCTGATGTTGACTTACCCATTTTCTACCCCTAGAAATCGGCAATTTTCCTTTGCCAACGTCAAAAATATAATATCGCCATGCGGTGCTGCATCTTTAACCCTTGCTTCTTCAATAAAGCCCATCTTGGTAACTAATTTTAGGCTTTTTACATGGGTACTGCTCACCGGCACAATAATCTTTTTTACTTTACAAATTTCAAAAGGATAGTTAAATATTGCTTTTAAATACCTTTTTGTCATACGTCCTTCAATTGCTATGTGGCACACAATAGAAGCGCCATTCCAATTTTCGTAAATCACGCCTGCAATAATTTGAGCATCACGCTCTAGCCCTATTGCTTGCGACCCTTCTACGAAATACTTACCCGCAACCCGTTCTGCAACCCAATGACCAACAGCATCGCCTTGGGTTATATGCCAGCCCAACCTTGCTGATACACAATGTCCGTCGATGCCCATAAAATTTTAATTCCTTGGCTTGCAGATTTAAACTGTGTTCCCGCGCAGTAACCTATGCCGGTTACCCCTTGCCAATTGTTTGTAATGACGTTATCGGTTGCCCAATAGTCAACATCCCATTTTGATACGTCCCATTTAGCATTGGCAGATGGGCTAAAACTTAATGCAGCAGTTGTATTTGCTAAATCAAAATCCATATTCAAACCAATAAATATAGACGGTGATCCATTTGTAAAAATTGACGGTCTAGCTCTCGTAAAATACTTTTTAACGCCACGAGCATCGAAATAGTTAAACGCTTGCAATGCGTAACCGTTTATGTCGCTCACATCGTCAGCAAAGTTATCATCCCACGCATGAGCAACGTATCCATTGCCACCCCAATACGGCTCATTGTTGTAAATAGTCCAACAATTAGCAGGCTGATTTGTGAAATTGCACCATGCTTTTGTAATGTTATTCATTACATATTGCTGTTGTTGACCTTCAGCAATTGGCACATTGACAGTCAAAGCGTTGTGTTTTGGATCAAATGTAATATCCCATCCGAATGAATCACCATAAGCCTGCGTAGCAGCTGAAAATGCGCCTTGTATCTTATCTGATAACGCAATACGAGGATCAAGCCTTGATGACTGTAAACTTGCAGCCAACGGATAAAGCCCGTTATACGTCAAAATTAAAATATCCCCGCCATACTTAATCATGCAACGCTTGCCGACAGGTTTGCCAATGTTCCAAACGCCAATCAATGCCCATTTTGTAGGGTCTGATGGGTCAGTACCAGAATAAACAATAATTTCGCCATTACTAGTGACAAATACTAAGTTGTCATCTACTCCGTAACCGGCATCAATTGTCCACGTTCCGCAAGCAACCAAATATCCGCCAAATTGTGCAACCGAACTCATATCAATTGCGGCAGCTGCGCCTGCAATGCTTAAAGTTGGCAAATACCACGCTTTCAATGTTGATGCTTGCGTAAACCAAATTTGGTTTTTAAACGTTGTGATATTGCTTAAAGTCGATGCAGTTACACCAGTAATGGTTGGATTTGTCCAACTTGTACCGTCATACAACAATGGCGCATCTACTCCATTGACCAGCATAATGTATCCGCCAGCGGGAGTTGTAACGTTGATGTATTCCCATTTTGCGTTGGTCAATCCCGTTTTAACGGCTGCACCTACTGCGCCGCCGCCAGTACAGTTATAAATTGATGTTCCCGCAATGGCAAACAGTTTGTCAGTCGCACCGCTTGAATACGCCATGAGCGTTTGAACTTGACCTGTAATGCCTGTTGAATATTTTGAGTAACCACCACGCAACACCACATTATTGACTGTAGGGAACAAGTTGGTTAGCTCAACCGCATCGAGCGTATCCATGTTTGCAATGGAGTCCCGCACGTTCCAACCACCGATAGGTGCAGGCAACGATTGAACGCGAGCCGCCGCACCTTGAATAAGTCGGCTTGCCATTAGTTTGTCCCGTAACCAGTATCAGGAATATTGTCGTAACCTATTAAGACTGTGCCTGGTCGTGGTGCAAACGACAAGTTAGCCGCCGACATATCCTGCGCCTGTACAACTTGGAATTCTTCTAAATAATTGCGATACATCGCCGTGGTATCAAAGCCTTTTGCCTCAAAATATTTGAGCTTAGTAGCCAATACCATTAGGCGGTCAGGATAAATACAAGTATCCGTGTCGGCAGTAAATGAATTTTTAACAACGCCAGTATCGGATTGCGCCCACCCTTGTGAACGATATTCATAGCCTAATAACTCATTGGTAGAAACGCCAGGCCAAATTTGAAAATATTTACCTAGCAATCGGTATCTAATTCGTGGCCCTGTTGAAATAAATCCCGAAAGTAACCATTCCCATTGCTGTGGGCTTTCTGGCCCTAGCATTTCCCAATGTTTTGATTTGTCCCAATGCGTTCTAGGAACAGTCGAATCGTAATCTGACGGTAGAGCGTACTTCACCTTTTCAAAAGTGATCGTAGCGCCTGTATACGTCCCTGTGGACGGTAAATTGACCGTTACTTGAGTGCTTGAGTCTACCGATTCGATATAACAAGCGTTTGAAATTCCATTGCCGACAACTTGATAAGTTGTATCTAGTCCCGCAGTCGATGGGATGCCAGTAATCGTATAAGTGTTTAACGTTACGTTACCAGTTGTTTGGGTATAGACCGTGGTAAATGTATGTTGCTTTGTTAATTGCCTCCAGTCATGCTTTCGTAAAAACTCATAACCGGATGCGTTCATTAACGCCAAGATTTGAATAATATCTTGGTTTGGATTACCCGCCACGCTAGTTGGCGTTGAAACCCCAAGTTCGTTAGTAACTTGGGTGACTAGCTGTAGCATGGTGGTAGATGACATTTATTCCTCTTTTTTTGGCCTCCCAACCTTCTTTTCCTGCAACTGAGCCATCAAAGCCGCCATTTGCTCTTTTACCAAAGCAAGTTCCTGCTTAGTGTTTTCAATCTCAGTCTGACTTGAAGATTGGTTTTTTACTTGCAAATAACGCCTTGCCAATTCTCGCAAGCCTGCCGCACCCATGCCAACACGTTGCAATTGGTTGTCGGTAGCGGTAGCAACTTGCTCAACTGTCTGAAACTTAAAGATTTGCAATTCTGCCATTTGCATTTCATTAAAGTTTTCAGGATCATCTTTTACCCATTGGCTCAAAGGCACACCAATAACTTCTGCGTTATTGTTCTGCATCTGAAAATGCAACCATTGGCGAGGAAAACGTCTTTTGTGATCTTCCCGAACGGGCTGGTCAACAATGTTTGTCTTATCGCCTGGCACTATAATTCTGACAAACGGCTTTTCTTTATACGGTTCTTTGTCGTAAACGTAAAATTCAACGTGCAAATGGTTGTCTGCGCTGTGAATGTCGCTGTCTAAGCCCAA